CTGACGTTCAACGCTGTCACGCGCGGCCAATCGATCAAGCCAGAGGATGTGCTGTCGTTCTCGTCCGAAATGGGAAAGGCGAAACTTGATGCGCTGTTCACTGAACTTTGCGTCCCTTGGTGGGTGGAGAGCGAAGGCAAGAAGCGCGTTGCTCCTAAGCTGAAGCTTAAGAAAGATCTCGGCGTCAAGTCTCACAACCTCGCTGACGCAGTTATTGCGGCGGACAATGTGAACATAGCCACCGAAGGCTACACCCTTGAACAGATGATGAAAGCTTACTCATGACCGAGACAAAGCCCCGTGTTCGCGTCAACACCTCTGGCGTGATTACGGATGGATTTGCCAATTTCGTCACCGGTCTGGGGGGCGGGAACGCGAAGACATCCGCCCATACTTATGTGATCGATCATGACCAGGTCACACTTGAGAATGCCTATCGTGTCTCGACATGGTTCGGGAAGATCGTTGACATCCCAGCTGATGATGCAACCCGTGAATGGCGCACATGGAAGGCAGAGAAGGGCGATATTGAACTGATCGAGGCCGAGGAAAAGCGGCTGCAGGTGCGCCAGAAGGTGCGACAGGCCCTGATCTGGGCGCGGCTGTATGGTGGCGCTGTCATCGTTCCTCTCGGTCTTCCGGGTGATAACAGCCAGCCTTTGAATAGCGAGCGTATTGCTAAAGGCTCGATCAAGGCGCTCACAGTCCTTAGCCGTCACGAGATTACGGCACAGGATATGATCAAGGACCCGATGGACCCACTCTATGGTCATCCCCGGTCGTACACGATCAATTCCGGTAGCGGTCAGCAGGTTTCACTGCATCCATCCCGTGCGATCCGCTTCAACGGCAGGACGGTAAATAATCGTCGGGTGGGGACTGACGGCTGGGGCGATAGCATCTGGATGCATCTCTCTGATGCTGTAACCGCAGCTGATGGTGCGGCATCCGTGATCGATGCTCTGTTGCAGGAAGCTAAGATTGATGTCGTTCGCATCAAGAACATGGTGCAGCAGATGGCCAATGGCGATGCAGAAGCATCGTACATTCGCCGCTGGCAGATGGTCGCGGTACTAAAAGGCATCTCAAATGTGCTGATGCTCGACGGTGACGACGAATGGGATCAGAAGCAGATCACTTGGACCGGTCTGCCTGATGTAACTAATACGCTGTTGAACATTCTGGCAGGTGCCTCGGATATCCCGCTAACTCGCCTCACAGGAAAGCAGGAGAGTGGCCTTAGCGGTAAAGATGAGGGATCGCTCCGGAACTATTACGACAGCGTGAAGGCCAATCAGGAGCTTAAGATTGCTCCATCGCTTGCTCCGCTGGATGACATGATTGTCCGGTCCGCACTCGGTAGCTCTGATGCCGGTATCTGGTCACAGTGGGTTCCGTTGTTCCAACTGTCAGAAACCGAAAAGGCTGATATCGACAAAAAGGAAGCCGAAACCGTCGACATCTACGCTCGCACCGGGCTTATCCCTTCTGACGCGCTCGCTAAGACTGCACAGAACCGCATGATTGAAAGCGGGCGTTGGCCGGGACTGGATGAGGCCCTTGAGGAAAGCGATCAAGAGATCGAAGCCGGTCTTGATCCTAATGATCTGGAAACGGGCGAGGAAGATGAGGCAAAAGCCCCATCTTCATAAAGTTTTATTTCTTCGCTTGCGTTTGATCAGAATTGAAGTTCGAAGAAGAGTAGTTGGCAATGATGTACTTCTCTACCGTTATTGCTCGGCCGAGCTTCGCTTCAGCTTTGCCCTTTATGGCATGAAAAGCCTTCTTAGCAGCTTCCATGTCGCTGAACTCACCAACTAAAGTTGTATTTGGTAGCCGATACCAAACGCTTTCGGATGATAAAATCCAAATGGACCACCCTAAGCTAATCGCGGCGTCTCGATACTCTGTGTACGGACTTGGGTTGGTATTTGTCAGATCGTAAGTTGCTATAAATTTGGCCATTAAGCCCTCCCAGTTTAAACAGGAGGATTGAACACAACTCATGCGCGAGTCGGTATTAGACCAAGGTATTAGACATGGCTAAAATCGACCTCAAGTGGCAGGTGAAGGCGACTGGCTATCGCAAGACTGATGTCGAACTGCCCCAGATCGAGCCAACCAAGGCCCAGAGAGACGAGCTTGCCCGTATTTACCTGACGGTTGTGCGGGTCTGGCGGACAGGTGTAAGGGAGCGCATACTCCCAGCCTATCAGGCTGCCGTTGTTGAACAGATCGCTGCTGACAAGCTCATGCGGGATCGTGTGGGATCTGTTGAGACTGAGATCGAAGTTGTCGAAGGCGAGGCCGTTCGCTCAGTCTTGTCTTTTCGTGGATTGTTCCGGCTATGGGCAACCCGGTTGCAGCTCTGGCACATGCGCCGCTTCATTTCGACATTGGTTTACGCAACCAAGGTTGATCTGACGACACAGATGCATTCGGGTGATGTGACCGAAACGCTTGATGACATGCTGGCTCGTAATGTCGCCTTGGTCAGAAGCGTCTCTGATCAGGCGAGGGGCCGTATTGCAGATATCGTCTATCGTGGCTTGCAGAACCGCACGCCTGCAAGGGATGTGGCCAAGCAGTTGAGTGAAGCGCTCAACATGTCGCGTGACCGGTCATTGCGTATTGCCATCGACCAGACACAGAAACTGTCATCCGCCCTCGACAAAGAGCGGCAGTTGCAAGTCGGCATGACTGAATTTGAATGGATGCACTCTGGCAAGAAGCATTTTCGCCCTGAACACTTGGACCGAAACGGCAAGGTGTATTCGTGGAACAGTGAAGTTGCCAAGAATGATCCGCCGGGCTTCGCGCCGTTCTGTGGCTGTAAGGCCAAAGGCATACTGAGGATGGATTGATGCTATCAGTTCTTGAATTTGTCTTTTCTTCCTTTTGGGTCTGGCTAGGAACCTTCCTTTTGCTAGGAGTACTTTGCAGGGCTGCTATAGCCTGTCTGGCCGTCATCCTTGCCCGTAACGTTCGAATACGCTGATGGCAACGATCAAAGGCATGGATCGGCACATCAAGCGTCTCAAGAATATGCAGAAGTCCGCGAAGCAAATCACAGGCGCGCTTTATGCTGCTGGGCAAGATATCGAGATAGACGCCGAGCATTCAATCACACAGGGCGCAGTTTCGGGCAAAGGGCATGTGCCTTCGCTTCCCGGTCAGCCGCCGAATGCTGATACCCATACGCTTGATACTAACATTGAAACGACCGTCGAGGCACTCAACCCGCCGACAGTTCATATCACCAGCCATGCGCCTTACAGCGCGGCCTTGGAATATGGCACGTCGAAGATGGAGGAACGTCCCTTCATGCGACCTGCTACCGAAAAGAACCGCAAGAAAGTGTCTGGCAAGGTTGCCGACGCAGTGCGGATTAGTATTCGTAGAGGGTGATAGAAATTAGGCTTTGGTCGCACCCAGACTTTCAAGGAAACTGGCAGCGTCTTTCGTAACTACCACACAACGAAAACATGGTTGCCCTCCGACAGTCAGATAGGGACCACCTTTTATAAACACGCCAGGCGTTTGAGCGAGAACAACTTTGTCATCGTGTTCCATTGGGACGTTGTAAGCGAATGTTTTCTTTACGGCCATTCTGCTATCCTTAAGGTTGAAACAAATGAAATTTGTAGATGCTGCACCGATCTCGGGAACGAGACGGACCGAAGACGGCTATCTTGTCACGACTGCCCGCAGTGTTCGGACAGGCATCCAGTTGTATGCCGGTCAGGAAGTCGGCAGGCCTGATCTGGCAGTTGTCCGAGTTTATCGCGATGCTGCCGAGGTTTTCGCACCTGACAGCTTGCAATCGTTCAGCCATGCGCCGGTAACGATCAATCATCCTGATGCGTCTGTCACAGCTGACAACTGGAAAGAGCTGTCTGCCGGGGAAGTCTCA